CCTGTTCTCACCGTGTTTCCATTTACAGTACTAACTGTCTGGGGCGGCAAGACCTTAATCGAAACGTTCGAAGTGTCCATAAAGATATTATACACCATTCCGTCCGGTCCGTTTCTATTTTTTGCAATAAACATCTTGCCAAGATTGTTTTGCTTATCTTCGATAGTTCGCGAAATAGAAAAGATAAAGTCAGCCACGAAGCACTTGTTAAATGCTTCGGATATTTGCTCCATTGTGATTACTTCTGCATTCAGTCCCGATCTGTTAGTTTGAGAGGCTGTCCATACCGGACATTGGCATTCAGTTGAAATGGCTCTCAACTCTTCATAAATAGATTCCAATTCGCTTCTTTTCTCTTTTCTTATTACAGTCGGCCTTAAAAGGTCCGCATAGTCCACAATAATCATTCCGGGCTTTATACCTCGCTTTATAAGCTTGGCGATATGCGCTTTAATAGTCGCAGTCGAAGCCGATTTTGTCGGATATTCCTTGACGATCAACGTTCCGTCTAAATCTTTAATTTCGTCGTATACTTCTTCTTTAAAATTTATGATATCTGAAAGTGGGTATCCTGTAATACAACTGTCATATCGAGTAGCGATGATAGTGTCTTGAAGCTCCATTGTATAATGAATTACTGTCTTTCCCTCTTTGATTGCTTGGGCGCCTAGATGTACGAGTACCATGCTCTTTCCGGCGCCTGTTGGCGCAACCACCACTCCAAGCTCGCTTTTTCCCAAGCCTCCTCCGCAGATCTGATCGACCTCTTTCCAGCCTGTCGTGCAAGGTCGGCGATATCGGGGCACAAAACGAGCTTCAAAATCAGCCATATAGTCATAGCCGAAGTTGTTCTCGGATCCCAACTTTAAAGCGTCATTAATGACTGTAGAGATCTCATCAAAAGAACAATTTTGAAGGAGCCCAACCGACTTTAGCATTGCTTCTTTTAGATTTTGCTTTCGACAGAAGTCAATAGAAGTTTCTTTAATGAACTCTACATCGGTCAGTTCTCGATTGTGAATGCGCAGGAAATATTCGCGCACCTGACGTTGAAGGACCTCTTCTTCTTCATCTAATTCAGTTTTAAGAATGGTGGCGATCGCTTCCACCGAGGGGTGGCGACTATACTTATCGCGGTAGTCTGTNATCTTGCGCAAGAAGATCCTAAGATAGTCCAACTCTAGGAAGTCCCCATTTAACACTTCCGTAATTTGATCAGCGAATGGTCGATCTTCATAGATCAGCTGGACGAGGCCTTCTTGGAAGGATTTCCCATACCTTCCAAAGCCTGCTTCTTGTGTTGTCATCAATGCCCTCTCTTTATAATAAGTATAACTGATTTGTCCGAAATGTCAAGTCAAAACTTAAAGTTTTTGCCCGCTAGCGATATTAGTTTTCGTTCACAATTCGGTTTAAGTTTACTCTTAAGTCTTCCCAGTTCAGTTCGCCGAAACCGTCTTCCCTCATCATCCCTATGATTTCTGTACGGTTAAGTCCAAATTCAAAATTCTCAACGCCTTGTGTTACTATGTTTTTCGATTGAATCGACATTACAGGAGAATATAGTTGCATCATTTTATAGTTGTGTTCGATAAGCTCCCTATTCTCTGCCACATTGCTATAAAACTTCAACTTGTTCTTCTCCAATTTGAGTTCACAGTGATCCATTACGTTGTCGATAGTGTGCGTGTCGCTCTCTGCCAGAAAACCGATGCGCTTGGCCACCGTGGCAAACCCGGCGCCCTTAACGCCCGGAAGATTGTCGGATGCATCGCCAATAATGGCTCTAGCAAGTGCCATATTAGTCGGATGAACACCTGTTTGCTCTACAATGCGACTAGTGTTGAGGACTTCATCTTTGGTGGGGCGCCAAAGGACAGTCTCATCGTCACATAACTGCATAAAGTCTTTATCGTTGGAAACAATGATCTTTTGCCAGCCTTTGTAATAAGACATCTGGGTTGCATAAGAAATAACGTCGTCTGCTTCGATCTCTGGAAGCATAAACTGGATAATAGGCATCTCGTTCAAGTATTCAATAATTCGAGATTGTTGCCAAATTTTGTTCTGTAGCTCTTCGTTATCCGTAAGATTGTGAAAGGCGCGATTAAGCCGGATTGGCTTGCGGCCGGCCTTATAGTTCTTGTCCATAATCTTGCGTTTGGCGGATCCGTTTGGTCCGTCCCACACAATCATAATTTGATCGGGCTTTGTCATCCTCACAAGCTTTTGAAGGATTTTAATAAAGCCTTTTAGTCCGCCGATGGGTTGTCCATGGGTTGACAGGGATGGATCTACAATATACGCCCTTAAATAAGCGTTTAGTGCGTCAACAATTAATAGTCGTTTCATTTGGTCTCCGCCAATTGGGTATTTATGTTTTCCAAGCAATAATACTGGGTTTGGTGCTTTGATGGGTTTAGTAGGTTGTGTTTGTGTTATCATTTTTTTGTATCCCTCTGGCGATGCCTGTACAAGTGGTGTTCATAGTCTGTAGCTTCCTGCTATTTTATTGTTAATGGTGTAGACGACTCTGCGAATTCCCACGTGCCGAAGAGCAGATTCGCACATAGGACAGGGTTTTGACATTTTGAAATCACCTTTCTTGCCAACACGAGCCACATATATGTCTGCCCCTTCCGTCTTGCGACGGTCAATTCCTAGGATACTCCCAAGTTCTGCGTGAACTGTGGAATGTCCTGGCTGGATGTCACCCTTGCGAAAACGACGACCAAAAGAACAAAAGTTGTTTTTGTTCTTCGATACGTTGATTACAGATGCTCCTCTTGCCAAGACTGCTCCATGACGGGGGCCGTCGAAAGCGGATTGTTGAGCAACACGACGTGCCAGATCCATGTACCGCCCAACTCGACCCCTATAAGTGTGGTGCTTGTCAGCCGATGTCGAGTACTTGTACTCTTCGCCCAATAAAGACAAGAATGCCTCCCATATTTATAGTATACTAAATTTGGGAGGCAATGTCAAGTACTTTTTTTTAACGTCTGCGGTGTCGCCTTGGCGGCGGACTATTTGGGCGCCCAGAACGGTAGCGTGCATACCGATGAGGATTTCTCTCAATGAGGTGAGGGCGGACATGTCGAACTGTCCAATGCCCCCTTACCCAGTGTCCATGGCGATAGTGTCCGTTTACCCATACCCATGCTTTAACTTGCACGTGGGCATGTACGCCCGGGCGTGGTACAGGCTGATGTGCATGTGCTGCACACCCGCTCATTAAAGCACAAAAAATTACAGTTGCTAATAGTTTCATTTTGTTTAATCCTTTACTGGGACGGTTAGATCTTCTGGATCTGCGTAGAATGTGTCGGCTGTTCCTTCTCGGCGATCGAACTTTTGCACGATCTCCTCCTCCATTAGACGCACGACATTACCTTTAAATTCATCGTCAGATGTAATTAATTCAGTCCACTTAGATGGCTGAAACTTTTTAGTGTACCCGTCGGGCATCTTGAGTGTATACCAAGCTCCAGCGCTGGTCAAACAAGAAGAGCCCTTAATGGCGTCAAACCACGACTCCTCATCTCTAATGCCGATGTCATCGGTTCCCCACATAATGCGGAATGCGCAAGAGCGACCTTGTGTTCCAAAACGCGACTTTTCAAGTCTAATCTTAACTTCAGAACCAATGCGAAAACCCTTCTCATCAACAACAAAGGCGGCCTTCGCCTTCCTGCCTGTTAGCCAGATGCGCAGCGAATATGCATAGTGCATAGCCTTACCGCCAGGAGTGGTATACGGCGTTACCATCGCAATTTGTCGCGCCATCGGACCTTGAGGGATATTAGTCTTTAGTTGGTTGAGAACCAAGAAGGTCGCCTTTTTGTCCGCGATCGGAATAACCAATTTAGACATCCCCTTTGCAAGAATGCGTGCTTTCACTGCCATCGAAGATTGTGGATTGAAGTCGCCTTCTACGTCTGATACTGCGGGAGTGAATGCTAGCGAATCCCAGATAAAGAGCATCTGCTCCTCTGTCGCTCCTAGGATTTCTTCAATTGTCTCCAGAACGAACTCAACCGAAGCTGCCTGAACATACATGAGGCGATCTAAATCACACCCAGCGCGCTCAATAAAGGTTGGGTCAATTGCGGATTCAGAATCAAAATATACCACCATCATACCCATCTTTTGGGCATTTGCTGCGATCTGGACAGCCATATAAGATTTACCAGTTGATTCTAGCCCTGCTATCTCTGTAAGTTTCCCTACTGGAATGCCTGATAATTGCCCCTTGCAAACAATAGAATCGAGCCATCGAGAACCTGTGGGGATCCACTGCTTTACTTCGGTGGGGTTGTCTCCCGACAAATTGTGTGCGACAGTTACCCCTGCCTTTTTGTTAACAAGACTCATCAAGTCTTGCATCGATACCTTTCCAGGCTTGTTTTTAGATTTTACTTTACGTGCCATCACTTACTCCTTTGGTTTCATTTAGTATAACACAATGTTCGCGCGGTGGCAAGTTGGTTATGATAATTTCTGAAGATTTCTTACTTTTGTTCATCCCGTAGGTCCATTCTGCTGTGATAATTTCATAGTCTTTATACATTTCTCTAATCTTCTCACAGTCATTATATGACATAACCCACCGATCTCGTGTTGATAAGATAGAATGAAGCCTCTCGTGCTCAAAGCCTTTGTGGAGGTCGCCGTTAACGCCGTATAATGAGTTCTGACTGGTCTTAAGCATGTAAGGGGGGTCTAAATAGAGGAAGGCTTTGGGGTGGTTTAGAATGGCATCCTCGAAGTCTGCATAATCGACTCGGAAGTTTTCCGGCTTAAAATCCCGAAGGCGCTGAACTGAACTATCTGTGAATCGTGCTGTTGCAGCTTTCTCTGACCAGCCGCCGCTAAATGTTGCTCCGGAGAAGCTCGATCTATTGATAGCATAGAACTTGGCTGCGCGCTCATAGCTGAACATGAATGAATCAGTCTTAAGATCCTCTCTGAAGCTCTGGAATGATTCTTTGGAGCATCCGACAACACTGTTGCCCTTGCGATCAACAAAGGTTTCGCGGAGGCTTTCTACCTCGTCAGCCAAGCGCTCACTGTCTCCACATAAGGCGTTCCAAAACCAAACAAGTTGCTTCATCTTGTCGTAGCCGTAGACCTTGATTCCCTTGTTGGCTAGCGCCATCTCGACGGAGCCGCCACCGAAAAACGGAGAGCACACCCGCTCAACATCATCTGGGATCAGCGGCAAAATGTGCTTAACTGCTCGTGTTTTGCCGCCGGGGTATCGTAATGGTGTCTTCACTTATATAGTACCATTAATTCTAGTAGCTGTTTCTGGACAATTGTTATTGTTAGTCTCGGGATTGTTTGCGTTAGGCAGTGGCTACTTTATTACGCTTACTACTCGCATTCTCTTTAGCGTAGCATTCTTTACAGCGAGGTTGTCGGCCGTCCTTGCCTTTGCTCAGGAGATTGAAATCTCTTATATTCTTGTGCCGATCGCACGTGCTACAGCGCTTGAAGTGCTCTATATCAACAAGGGGTTTGTTTACTTCCTCAAACTTGGCGCTGTTTTCATCCCACTTATAGAAGTAATCTCTATCTACCAATTTATCCCCATCACGGAGTTGTTGAGGGAAAACAATTTTACCTACAATTGGAAAGCTTTCGTTAAATCCGCTCTTGATAAGACTATTATTGTATTTCTCTATCCCTTCTGTTACCGTATTGATGTTTTTCACCCTTACGGCGCTCTCTCTTGCTCCAGTTTCGCCTTTCATTACGATTGAAATTGATTGAAACCTTCCTCTCGCATTGTTATCTCTGATTTCTCGGAAGACTTTACCGTCGAGGTTTGTTACACAGTTCGTCACACTCTTTCCCTTAGTTCCCCATGAGAGAAACAGGTGCCACTGTTTCGACTTTGAGCTTAAATTGGATGGGTTGTTCCTTACGTCGTTAAATTCTATATCATCAGGAAAAGCAGCGTCATATTTGCTCTTACGCTGTGCATCGCCCCACTCTGTCAATAGTGAATTATTGCTCTTCTTGTCCGAGCCAAACTCTTCGTTGAAAAGCTTCGTTCTCCATCTTTTACACGTGTACTTATTAGGCTTGATTCTGTTCATCCATCTGTCAAACCATAATTTCTGGATTTTTCGTCTCTCCTCACAAGTTTTCGCGGCATCATACGCTGCCAGCACTCCTAACTCTTCCGCGTAGAGCTTCCCGACATCTTTCCCGCGGAGTCCTGTGATTGCCATCCAAGTGTTCTTTGCCTGCTTTAAGATATCTTCAATCTCGTCTGGTTTGGCGTGATATCTACTTTCAACATTGGACATTGAAGACAGAGTAGCCAATAATAGTCTTTTAACAGCAGGTTCTAGTTTATTGTTAGGATCGATGACAGCGTATGGGGCTCTAGAGTTCTCGCCCTCGCAAGTGCTCAAGGCTCTGTAGCGAGTGTTACCGAAAGCCAGAACATGCTTACCATCGAATATCATAGCCATTGGAGCCCAAATCAACCGCTCCCCATTGTTAAAACGCTCTCTAAATTCTTTCACTCTTTCTTCTGCTGGAACGACTCTGCATTGAGCAGTGTCGTAAATTGGATCGTCTGGAGACATCATATCAATGGATTTGTACTCATAGTCGTCATACCAAGCTACTTCCACTCCCATTTTGGTGAGGCATTCAGCAACATTAGAGTATGTTTCTAAAGGAGTGTTACCTCCCATGCGAGAGAAAACATCTTTATTGAGATTTTGTGTTATCAGAGGCGTTGATTCGCGTACTGCCTTAAGTTCAATTATTTCAGCTTCTTTCTTCTTCTTGCTCATCGTATTTCCTTTTGTTGAAGTGTATAATCTTTATAGACTCATCTGCCTATCTATAGGCGAAGCATATTAGCATCTCCAGAATGGAGAATGGCGCGGTCATTTTATTTTATATCCTTGGCCGCGGCGGATATTGTTTAAAAAGGGGGGCAGACTATTTATTCCCGGTCTGCCGGCGGTTTCCACAAACTAAAGCCTAGTTATCCTAGGACATCAATTCCTCAAACGCCTTGTCAACATCATTCGTCGGCTTGGCGGAGTATTTTGCAGTCTCTTTGGAACGGCTCTCGGCAGAACCATCGCCGGAGAGTTGTTCATCTAGAATCGCGCCTACTTGATCGCTTGTCAGGCGTTCGAATAGGGTTTCGAACTCCGGGACACGATCCAGGAGGGCAGGGATGGATTCCGTGTCAGCGAGCAGGGGGGATGTGTTTCGGCGCATCTTCAGACTCGTTTGTGGATAAGCACCAGGCTTATTAGGCTTGGTGTATGTGAGGGTGATATCGGTTCCTTCGTCGGAATCGGTAATATCACCATACTCTGGGTCGAGGATATAGCCCAGAAGAAGTTCATAAGCCTTCTTTCCGTATCCATAGACCTTGACGCCTTCGTCTTCACGACCGCGGACTACCACAGGCGAGAAATAACGTTGACGCACGAAAAGTGACTTTGCAAGATTCTTGCTGTCCTCGTCGTTGTTGGAGGTCCCTTCGCGCCATAAAGCGGAAGCGAACTCGCAGATGGGGCATGCTTCGCCGTAATTACGTTTCGGGCAAAGAACACCACCACGATGTTCGCCCACATTATAGTGGAAAGACATCTCCTTGAGGGGGTCCCCGTCGTTTGTTGGAACGATACGAATGTCCGTATCGCCCTCGTCCGGTTTAAACCAGACTGATGGAGTGTTATCTCCGTTTCCTTCTCCTCGAAGGGATGCAAGCTTACGCCGCATCAGTTCCATATCAATACCCATTTTTTCTCCTTTGTGTTGAATGAGTTAGCAACAAGCGTTCCTTATTGCCTTATTATGACACACTTGACGTAGCTTGTCAAGCGTATTTTTGCACTACGTTAGTAAGGGCAACGCAGAACCCAAAATCATCAAATTCAGTTTCATAAATCGCATACGAAATTTTTCGGAAAGCGTTCCTTGGTTTTTGCTTGAGCAAATCGACCAACTTTTTGTGAAGCGTTCCATCGTTCTCCAACTTATCCCTGTTTATACACATATAATAACATACATCGCGGTCCATGTCAAGTGGAAAAAGCCATTTTTCTTCTAAATTCTTCATATTAAGTAAACCGATGGTTCTAATTCGACAAATATCAAGGGGCCGCGAGACCATTCCGATTTCCGGCTCATTGTGCTCAAAGAAGTTTAGATAATGAACAGTTGAGAAAATAGTGTGATTAAGCGTGGCGTAATACTTCTTAATAGGGACGTTTCCGAGATGGTTTTCGAGCAATTCGTTGCTAATCAGCGTTGCTGACTTCAAGAGCCCCGATCGTGCATATTCCTGGATCACGCTGAATACCACTTTATCTACTAACTTNGGCATGCCNGTGAGAAGCTCTCCATCAGGCTTGATGTAAAATAACTCTACCTCGGCGTGTTTAAGCTGCTCTATAACTCCGAGCGCATAATTAGAACTCATTGACGAGCCCACGACAAAGAATTGCACTCGTCCCTTGATTTCACTAAAAAACTTTTTAAGATTTGGGATATTTTGCTCGTATTCTTCCGCTTCTTCGTGGCGCTTCAATCTAAATTTATATTTAGAGGTGCGCTCGACTGAACTATTAAGCTGATAGACTTTATAATTGTCGACTGCTTTGAAATTCTCTACTATTTTGGAAGCGGCGTTACCCAGTCCAACTACAATCATAGATCCAACTCTTTCAGTTCGAAATAATCCGTACCAGCCTTTATTGAACTAAGGAAGCCATCTTCAAATGTTTCCTTAATTTCCATTATAATATCTCTGTCTTCATTGTTAAAGTCTATCACAATTTCATCATGAAGTATATGAGAAACAAAAGATTTTCTCTCTTCTAACATTTTGTCTATAATAACCGCCTTGGAAAGAACGCGATCTGACGTTGAACTCTGAATCAGGTAATTGAGCGCCCTAAAGTCGTCCACCGCTATTTTGCGGTCATATGGCGTAGTAACAAACTCTCCATCATACCGGGCCTCGAGGATTTTTACTTTATTGTAGATTTCATTAAGTTCCGGGTGATCTATTGAGTTGTAGAGCCAACTAAAGAACTCAACTTTGGCCTCATCCCGAGTCAAAGTGTTGGCAAACACATTCTTAGCATTCCAGTCGTGAATGTCGTAGTCGGGCTGTTCCTCGCCAGATAACTCCAAAAACATACGCACTTCAGCGCCATTATAATCTAATGCCACAAAAAGGTCGTTCTTTGGCTTCAGGAGCTTCCTAAACTCTTTCTTAACTGTTAGTATGGGGAACGAGCCGGGACGGGTTGTGAGGCGCCCTGTGACGGTACCAAACAGGTTGTAGTCAATGTAGGCATAGTTCTTGACCAGTTCTTGCGCTTTATTGCGCTCTATAGTCGAAAGCATCAAATGACGGCAACCATCGGTACTCAAATTGAGCCTATTGTACCTTATCTTATAGAGAAGTTTTTCGACGTCGCACAGGTGCTGGTAGTTCTTTGGTTTTTCGTAAGAATCAAAAACGTGTTCTGTGATTTGTGTTTTAATCTCGCAAAAGCGTTTTAAGAAGTCATGAGGGACGAGATCGAAAATGCAATGATCATTTAGATTGACTTTTGCGATTTTGAATGTCTTCATATATGCGCGTAATCTGCGCTCGGTAGCGGATAGCTCCTCTGAATGCTCTTCAGAGCAGCATTGGGCCAATGTTGCGCCGTTGGCGTATAGCCACGCATATTCTACATCGGCGTCAACAGCCGAGCCTGTGTAGCGCCAAGTGTGGGTCAAATCAGCCGGAAAATTGTCAAAATGTAGTTGCCCGTCCACATACACCCCAATACATTCGGATTTATCATCAATCGATTGAAAGTACATTTTAGTCCAAAATAGCTTGTTCGTCTTCGGGAAGNAGATCTTCAGGAATGAGATTCCCTCCCCATTCTGATTTTTCCTTGGCTGCTATGCTNGCATAGCGATAGTTTGAAGGATTTGTGGTATCTTCTGCTCTCATAATTTCCATCTCTTCGCGAAGTTCATTAACCTTTTTAATATAACTGACTGAACCGATTTTGTCAAACTCTTTATTTATAATCGCTTCTAAATAGACGGTTAGGGCTATCGGAAGTCCCTGTGTGTTGGTGAGCGATATTACTTCACCAACTATTTCATCCATTGCGGCATCTGTGAGTTCTGGCTTTTCTTCAAAAAGCCTCAAATACGTATAAAGCCGGAGAATTCTCATCGCTCCAGTGTCGCGTATCATTTCATTGACAGTGTATTCGCGTGGATAAACCTTTTTTACATGTGTTTTACCATTTCCGCAATCTTCAAATTTATCATAAGAGTACACTTTACAAGAATTATACAGCGCCAGCAACGTAGTAGCAAAGTTTTTCAGATCTATAAAATTTGGATTAGCGTAGGCTCTTCGGAAAAGAGAATCCACGCCATGATATCCATATCGCAGCGCAATTTCCTTCATCGCATCTGATTCTAAATCTGCCACAATTCTCCAGGGTGTATTTAAGTCTACCATGAATCCATACGAATTGCAAGTGTTAATATAAAAATCCCAATTTTTGCTTTTGATGAACTTTCTTACTTTCTCGTCATCGTCCTCATATTTCAAATCAGCTATCTCTATCGCTAGTCCCGTTGACATGATCGAACAATCTCTACTCTTAATAAACCCAGGATAGGTAAAGCGCGCTGTCTGACAACTGGTTTTTAAAATCGGAATCAATAATTCAAGGAACTCTTCGAAATTTGAAAAACGCATCTGCTTGGACTTGAAAAGCCTTGCGATTTGGTCTATATAGCGTTGTCGATGATCTTGATATAATTTTTGAGGAGATATATGTGCCTTGTATACANCCAACTTGCTCAAATATGGGTCGTTTGTTGCAATTTGTGACATGGTGNCCTTTTTCTCAAACTGCCGGGACATTTCATTGAAGATNTCCGCCACAAAGTTGACTGCTCTCATTGGTGATTCGCGGCGNAGGGGNTTTTTCAAGGATTTGAGGGCGCCCTTTTTNAATACAATCGGCTGGAACGATCTCCCTACTCGACCGTAGAGCGCTTTCTCACCATAACTAAAATCAATTACGTTTTGTGGTGATTTATCNGTAACATAGGCCCANTAATACAACCTCTTCTGGAAAAGGTCTTTTGTTGACTCCCTGTTGTTTGGTGCAAAATATTTAGACATCTGATACTCCTAATTTAAATTCCCGGAATGCCGTCCCAGAAAGGCCACCAATCAGTTCCGCTGTCGGCGCCACCATTTGCTGCCTCCTCTCTTTCTGTGGCAAAGCCCTCACATTCCGGTGAAACTTGGGTTGGATCGTTCGTGCCGCTATTTTGATCGCGCAGGGATTGGCACTCGGCCGCGGCGCCGTCGCGTTCAATTTGATTAACCCACTTGGCTGTAATCTTGGTGTTAGCTTTTCCGGCTCCAAATTCGTGTTCAGATCTGATAATCATATAATAGCCACCAATACCTAATTCTGTCATCGAAATCTTATCGATATTATAGCCCGGGTCAAAACCATATGGGTCAACATAGATATAGGTGCCCGGATAGGTATTTATGTTTGCATATGAGTCGATTTCAACGTCATAAACCACCCTTAATTGCCGTAGCCCATCATACCCGTCCTGTTCAAAACGGACTTCGGCTAGCCCCCTTGTTTGCGTTTTAGAGAGTGAAATATTCTTAATTAATCCTTTATCGCGCCCCAACATATAGTGGAAAATGCCGCGACCTTCATCTTCCCCTCTTTTCCCTCTCATTTTATCCAGAGGTTGTATTTGTCCAGCAAAATAAACAAAATAATTAAATTCTTGATCTGGTTCTATCCTAGTTCGGGCGCCCGGGGGCCCTGAAAGATACAAAATAGGGTGTAGGGGATTCATATCTCGTATTCTCTTCACTGTTGAGCGGCGGTTAGCTGCTGCCGGCAGTTGGTCTTCGTTTACGGTGATTTTTCCGTTGCTCGGATCTCTGGAAAGAAGGTTTGCGCCGGCGGGGAGCCCAAGCTGTGCGATCTTCAACTCAAGCACGTCATAATCCGAACTTGGGGACCAGCTGGTCAAAGAAGCTTGTTGTGCTCGGACTTTGGTTTTAACATTCCGGAAACATTCTCTACTATTCAAGAAATCACGAACGAACTCATTCATTATATCGTTCAAAAATTTTGTAAGAGAATAAAAGGTATCCTCTTTCTTGAGCATCTTATCTGTCATGTATTCAACAAAATACTTTACGGAAATGGGAAGATCACCAAATGTGGCATTTGTCACCTGTGAGGAGCCGAAGGAAGGGGCGTTTACGAACTCTACAGGACCCAATACTATTCTCAATCTTTTAAAATTGGCTAGCGCGATCTCCAGTTCTTTCTTTTTCTGGCTGCGGGTGCTGTATGTGATATCAATACTTGTTCCGGATGGGAGTTTGTGCTCGGTTATTCTTGCCAGCGGGCTGCCGGTGCCAGAAAGGGTTTCCAATTCGTCGTCAATGTTCTTCAAAATTATATCGATTAACCTACCAAGATAGAAATAAGCCACCGTTTCGCCTGATTGTGGCGTTGCCAACAGGGCGGCTGCTATAGCATCATTTGCCGGCTCTCCTGCTTCTGGATCGTCCGACGCTGATCCAGCCTGGGTCTCAAACGAGGCTAGTCCGCTAGTAATCGAACTCTCCAGTGCGGCTTGCGATGCGCCAAAAGAACCAGGGTTGTCGACAAGACCTTGGACCACCGCGGTGGCTGCAGCGTCATTGTTGAGAAGGTACCCTCTCAACTGTTCATATGGCATTGTCAGGTAGTGAATCTCGCCTGCCGCGATTAACGACGTTGTGAGGTATTCGAGTGAGGAGCGCTGATCGGCTGCTATCAAGACCTTAAAGTCCTCTTTCACTTCCGCAACAGTGTTGCTGTCAGTACATTTTTGAGCGATCTCTTTGAGTGCCATAGATCTTCGGAGCCTCTCGATTGTCACAAGGGGCGTACCGGTGACGGATGATTTGGCGCCTGCAAAGATGTTGAAATTTTTATTATCAAAAAACTCTTCTATATACGCCAAATAGTTGATATTCATTACCACTTGTCCGGATTCGTCGAAATCAAAGTTATGCACCGTTGGGGTCAAATTGAGAGTAACAAAACTTGATTCTATAGCTGCTCTTAATTCGGCGC